GGACATCCTCTTTTGTGCTGCCGCCGGCGCGGGACCAAACCCCGAAGGTCCGACGCAGATCACGGAATTGGAGACTTGCGAGACTTGGCACAGTCTTGGACGCCAGAGAGCGTATCGCGGCCCAGCGTTTCCGAAAGAGATCACCCGAATAGGGTTGCCCGGTCGCTTCATCGATCAGCAGATAAATGCGATCTTCACCTTCGACAGGCAGCTGCATGCGCAAGTAAGGCTGCGCCTCGGGGTGTATTGGCATCACGCCATAGTTCTCGCGCTTGGATCGGATCAATTCCCAGATCATCACCGGCGCATCGATGCCCGCCACCTCAATCTCACGGAAATGAGCAACCTTGGCATTGATGACGTCAGTCTGACGTTGCGCCTGGAGGGTCGCCAGAACAATTCCGCAGGCAACGGCATGATAACCTAAAGACTGCGCGGCCTGCACCAGAGCATCGAATTCTGCCCAGCTGGCCGTGCGGTGCCGTTTCCGGACCGCCTTCATCTTCAGTTTGAAACAGGGGTTGGTATTTTCTGCGCGCCATCCTCGCACTTCAGCGTGGCTCATGAGGATCGAGAACATCCGTATCAAGGCCAATGCTTGCGCCGGGCCTGAAGCGGAATAGACGGTCTCATACCAAGTCCGAAGGATCGGCTTGGAGAAGTCTACAACGTTGCTTGGCCCCCACTTTGTCTCGATCACCGCCAAGTTAATTGCGTAGCTGCGCCGGGTAGCATCTGAGAGCTCCTTGAAGGCCACAGAGTGCCGATAGTCGGCTATCAGCGCATCAACCGTTCTGCCGCCACTACCCCGCGCCGGCGCTGTGTCACCGCGCCGCTTCCGATCAACGTCATCATTCAGTCGCTTGGCCTCACGGGCTGACCAGGTCGGTCGATCGCCATTGAGTTCGACAGGCTGAAAACCAAGTTTCCGAGCGGATGCATTCGGCTCCCACCATACCCGCCACCCGCCATCGGCGCGACGGCGCTGGCGCAGGCTGGCGATCTTGTCGGTGATGGGTGCCGCGCCACTCATGCCCGACGCGCCTCCTCAAGCAGCACCACATTTGGTCCGCCCACGAAGGGATCGTCGGAAGTCGGCCGGCATTGCAGATCAACCCAAGACGTCACCGCAACCTTGCGCCATTTCAGCGGCCGCAAGCAGGTCGGCATAGGCAGCGGAAAATCGTGGTCACGCTCAAGACGCGGACGCGCTTGTAGGAAGGCAGCGCCGTCGGAGAACCCGGTAAGTGCCGCCACATCAGCGGCGGTTATGAAAGTCACTGCCCCTTCCTTTCCTGAACATCGCCCCAGCGTTGCAGCGAGACCAAAAAGTCGTCTTGCGTTTCCGGGTGGTTGCGTGGCTCGGGGCGCCGAGGTGGCACCAGCAGGAGAACCACGGCCAGCACGGCCGACAAGACTGTCACCCCGCCGATCGCTGTCAGTATGTCTCGAATGAGTTCCATGTCTTTGCCTGATGGTTTACCGGACAGTGTCGCCAACCTGTCGGGCTTGTGGGTTGTGAGGGCGGTCGAGCAGACCCGCTGGCGACCCTCGGCAGAAACTCTATGCAGACGCCTGACGCTTCATCGCGTCCGCAAGCCCTTGCGCGAAGCGGGCAGAATTCTGCATTTGAAGGCTAAGGGGAATGTCGAGATCGGCGCCCCGGAGCGTCGGGGCTTTCTCTTCGATCTGTCCCGCCCAGTTGTGCATCACGTCGCAGGCATAAAGGAAGCCGCGACGCTCTTCGGGCGCCATGGATCGGATCATGTCCGCAGGATCAGCAAGATCAGCCATTGTCGCGGACCGAGGGCATAAACGTGACGTTGTCGAGTTCGGTCATATCGGCGATGACGCCCATCGCGCGGCGGCGATGCAGCAGTTCCGTGGCGATCTGAGGGATAGTGAGGATGATCAACGCCGCATCGGCGTCGGACAACCCGGTACATTTCTGCGCGGTTGTGCCGGCGCAGATGACCTGTTCGAGCATTTTGTCGGTGATTGGCCCAGCCATAGCATTCGGGACCGTGGGAAGGTTGGCAACCTGTGTCATGTCAGCTCCTGTGTGATGTCTTCACACAAGAGTTAGGAGTGGCCACCCCCTACTGTCAACGCATATTTTTCGTTTTTCGAATTTAGTTAGCGAAAACTGCGAACGCTCGCACATCAATTTCATCGCGCGGAACGTAAATGGTCACCCCCACATTCCCAAGCTCAGGCATAGAAAAAAGCACTGTAGTTGCTCCGAATTTCGTTTCTCGCTCCAACTCGACCGCGTCTGTCTCATTGATGAAGCCATCCAAAAAAGCCATGCCGTTGGTATGTCTGAAAAACGCACCGCAGATTTGGACATCATCATCCCCTTCGCCAGCAAAGGCCAGAAAAGGACCAGTAGACCCATCCGGTGATGTTGCCAGCCATCCCGTCCAAAGCTCCGGCCTCGAGGGAGGCAATTGCATTTTCAAAACAGCTTCCGGCAAGATCGACCAGCCCATAAACTCTGCGAATGCCACGTGATCGACAGCCTGATATTCAGGATTGAGGCACATCCCATAGAACGCATCAAGCGCAGCTCCAATCTCTGGCTCCATTTCCTGCTGGGCACTCACTGTAGTCGAGCAGATGAACAAGACGGGTAACAAACGGGTCATCCACGCCATGACGCCACCACCTTGCCCTTGATTAGAACATTGTCTCCATCAACGACAAAAACCCTTTGTTCGGAGAGGTCTGCTGAGGCCGGTACCAGAACTGGTGGCTCAAATCTCCGAAGGAGCGTTGTGGCATTTCCCGTCTTCCAATCATATTTTTGAGCCAACACCACATCACCTGCACGGCACATTTCAGATTGATTGGTATCTACTAATAGGTTGTCCCCAGGCAGGTACCCCCCAAGCTGCATGGCGCCCGACGACACGATCCAAACATCGACCCCGGGCTTCCCCCCGCCAAAATGGCCTGCAACCGCATCAGTCGCGGAGCGATCCCCGCCGCCCATAGGTTTCCATGGGACCACATCGCCATCCGCGAGCCCAACGGCAATTTCACGTGCAGGATGTTCTGATAAAACGCCCGCGCGCTTGAGAACCTCATCAAGCGGCACCTCTAGTACATCGGCGAAAACCTGCGCCCATTCCAACGACATGCGGCGCTGACCTGTGTAGATATGTGAGACAGCGGACCTGTCACGCCCCATTTTTTTCGCAATGTCTTCGGCAGTAACGCCTACGCGTTTTTGCTGCGCTTTGAACCACTTGTCATCCATGGCTCGCTAAGTAGCCACTGCACACGCAGATTACATATTCGTTAAACGAAAAATATTCGTTGCCAAATCATGTGGCACCCCGCTACATGTTGCGTCATGAGTAGCCACCTTACACCACTCGAAGTATGCGAACACTTGATCGCCCCCATCGCAAAGCTGGGAGCGATTGCCGGGACCAATGAAAAGGCCGCCTATGCTTGGCGGCCAAGCTCGCAATGGCGCGAGGCTGGCGACATGCCGCCCCGCGCCAACCGAAAGCTGCTGAAGTATGCCAAGCGACACGGCATTCCTCTCACAGAGAAACATCTGATCTGGGGCGCAAGCCGCGCCGAGATCGAAGCACTGCTGGAGAATATGTCCGCGCAAGAGATTGCAGCGGAATGAGAGTTGCCCGGCACCTCCTCCCTACCGGACAACCGGATTGCTATTGGCCCATGAGGTACAGCGCCGCTAGGTGCGCCGCGATCCGGACTTGCGTGCAGGCCGCCGTGGGCGCGGACGGTCTGCACGCTTTTTTATCGGAGGTGCGCAATGGGCTTTGATCTGCGCAAGTCTGTCCGCCTTGAGGCTCTGTCGATCGGGATGCGGGCACGGTGCAATGATCTGAGCCGCGACGATGTCGATGCCATGGTGACCCGCGCTGAAGAGGCAATGTCTTCTAACGAACCGTTGTTTCGTGCCATCACCGCCTTTGCCGTCCAGTACGAGGAATGCCGGTTCGACCGGGAACGCCTGGTCGCGATCGGCCAGACACTGACTGACGCGATCCGGACGCTGGTCCAGCACGAACCTGTCGATGCCGGGAGGGCCGATATCTATGGCTGATCCGGTAGGCATCGATGCACGGTTTTCGGCGGCGGACCAAACGCTCGCCTTTGCGCTCACGTGGTTCGCGACCGAGCGCGTGGTGTCGCGGCCCAATCAGAAGATGTGGATGGAGATCCTCCGGGATGTCCTGCCGCTGGTCACCGAGGATCATCCAATCGTGGCGCCGATGGTGGCTGCGGCAAAGCAGGTCATCGTGTCTGTCGATTTTAGCGGGGAGCTCTCGTTTCGAGCGCACCTCGATGCCAACACGGCCGTTGCAAAATTCGCGGCATGGCGCGCGGGCCGGTCCTACGAGGTTTTCCAAGAGCAGAAGGAGGGCGCAGCGTGACCGCTTTGAACGAATGGAAGGAAAAGGTGGCGTCCATGTCTGCACAGGCCAAACAGGGCAAGCGCATCATCGAAATCGTCGAGTACACGATCCTCCAGCTTGAGAATGCCGGTGTGAGTTCTGTAGTCCGACGCGGACCGCGCGGGGTGATGCTTGATCTGCGGATCGTATTGCCCGCAGATTTGCAGATGCCGGGTGAGGAAGACCCGGCTGAAGAAAGTCAGCCACAAGAGAAACCGGCACGCGAGAAATTGCTTGTGCCGATGGACGGGCCTGCACCCGCTGCGAAGCAAGTCTCCCCCAAGGCAGCAGAACCAGCAAACGCAGTTGCCCGGACCGCGCCGCCGGCAGCCGGCGCGGTCACCCCCACACCGCTTACGCATCACACCGGCATGCTCTCAGCAGCCGAGCGTGAAATCTATGCGCACCTCAACGCTCTGGGCCACGCCGGCGCTTGGACAGCGAAACGAGATTTTGCCCTGGTCCAAGGGATGGCCCGCGGTGATGGCGCGGCCGCTGTCGCCAAAGCCTTGGGCAAAACCAAAGAGACCATCATCACCCGATGGCGCGCGCTGAACACAAACCCGACCTCGATCGATCATCAGACCCGGCTGATCCGGGTTCTGAAGCTGCGCGCGGACACCTGAAACCCAATCCAACGAATGGAGCATTCTGATGCAGACGTTTTTCGGAACTAAGCAGATCAAGGCCACTGCTATGACCCGGCAAGCCTATAACAACTATCGCGGCTGGACCCTTCCTGCTGATGAGGACGGTGCGGATCACGGATATCTGGTCGAATACATCGACGGTGGCGCTTCGAACCATCCTGACCATGCGGGCTATATCAGCTGGTCGCCGGCTGATGTATTTGCCCGGGCTTATCAGCCTCAGGACGCGATGTCGTTTGGCCACGCGATTATGGCCATGAAGTCTGGCGCCAAAGTTGCTCGGGCAGGTTGGAACGGCAAAGGGATGTGGGTCGCACTGACGCCGGGATCGGCCTTTTCCGCGAAGCATGCCAAATGTGGCCACGCAGCTGCGAAGCGTGCTGTTGAGATTAATGACCCGGAGGGTGAGATCGAACTGTTGCCGCACATCGATATGCGCGCAGCAGATGGTGCTATGGTGGTGGGCTGGCTTGCTTCGCAAACAGACATGCTCGCTGACGATTGGCAGATTGTCCCGGGCTGACCCATGTCACAGCGCCCCACATACTCTCTGGATGAAATCAAATCCATGCTGCTGGACCAGCTCGACGGCGTGGTGGCGCAATACGCGCCGCCGGCCAAAGGCTCCTACACGGCGTTTGGCAAGTATTTCACCCTGAACCCCGGCCGCGCTGATCGCTCGGTCGGGAGCTTCTGCGTCACGATGACAGGAGCGGATGCGGGGCGCTGGAATGACTATGCCGTGGGCAGCGTACCCGGCAAAGGATATGGCGACGTGCTTGATCTGATCGCCCTGTCGCTGGACTGTGACCTTGCCCAGGCGGTGCGCGAAGCCCGTTCGTTTCTCGGCCTACGGTCCGATAGTCCTGAAGACATCGCGCGGCGTAAAGAAGCAGCTCGCAAAGCCGCCGTGCGCCGATCCAAAGCCGAAGCAGAAAATCGAGCGCGCAAACGGGCCCGCAGCGCCCAGGCGCAAGCGATCTGGCTGGGCGGTCAAGAGCGGATCGCCGACACGCCGGTGGAGTTCTACCTGCGCGACCAACGCTGCATCGATCTGCGCGCCTTGGGTCGCCAGCCGCGGGTTCTGCGCTTTGTGCCCGAGTGCAGCTATTACCATGAGGATCCAAAGACCGGGGAAGTGTTCGAAGGCAGCTATCCTGCAATGGTAGCGATGGCCACGAACCAGCGCGGCGAGAACGTGGCCGTCCACCGCACCTATCTGGCACGCGATACCCAGGGCCGCTGGAACAAAGCGCCGGTGCCGGCCGCGAAGAAGGTGCTGGGTGACTACCACGGCTCGGCAATCCACATCTGGAAAGGCATCGGCCCCCGTGGCGGCAAGCCGGTCGGCCTGCGCCATGCGCCTGCGGGCACCCATCTGTTCATGGCCGAAGGCATCGAGGACGCATTGTCGATCGTGATGCTGAAGCCTGAAGCCCGCGTTCTGGCAGCAATCTCCCTCGGAAACCTCGGCTTTGTCGCCCTGCCCGACACGGTGACCGATCTCACCTTGGTCGCCGACCTCGATGACAACGACACCGCCCGCGAGCAGCTGGAGCGCGCCGTCGCGCAGCACCAGAAGGCTGGCCGCCGGGTCAAGCTGTTTCAGAACCGCTGGGGCGGCAAGGATTTGAACGACGCTCTGCGCGCCTCGGCCGCAGGGCATGAGCAAGGAAAGGAAGCCGGATGACCCAAGCTGAAATCAAAAGCGATGCGCGCGACCGGATCGGCGAAACCTTAGATTTGGCGCTCCGTATGCGCACGGCAATGTTGAAAAAGAACAAGCGCCGTGCCTGGACAAAATGCCCGGTTTGCGGGTCGAAAATCCGTGCCTATTTGGCTGGTTCCAAAGCGCATTTGCACATGGCCTGTGAGAGCAAAGGCTGCATCTGGGTGATGCAATGAATGCCCTCTTAGCAGCCGACACACTGGAGGTCGGAAACTGCGGGCCAGACTGCGACTGCCAGTCCATCCACTTGGTCATGAACGACGCTGGCGGCGATGGTTTCGCGGCTGCCTCGATGCAGCCCAAGACCGCGCGGCGGGTGGCCGCCGATCTTCTGAAATGTGCTGACCTTGCCGAAGCGCAGCAGCTGAAAAATCACGGGCGGATGACATGAATTTTCGCACTGAAATCCGCCTCGGCCGCTACGGCGTCGCCTTTGGACACGGCAGCTGGGCCGGGATCGATCACCTCGGCCTGCTGCATCCGCACTTCAAGGAGAAGGATGTCCTCGATCGCCAGTTCTACGCCAGCGCCATAGGCCTGCTGGACAAAGCCTTGCAGGCGTCTCGCACCCTCGCACCCGGTCCCTACGGGGAAAAGAAGAGCGCCCGCCGGCGCAAGTTTTGCGATCGCGTTGCCTCGGTCGCCAATGAATTGGAGGCACAACAGACGTGACAGAGCAGGCAAGCAACGACGAGTGGTTGGGCAATCAGGATCGTGCCAGCTATCGCAAAGCCCCGAACCGCCCCACCAAGGAGGAGCTGCGCGATGCATTGGACAATGCGCCGGAAGCCCCACGGGCAGATGACAGCGCAGGTGGCGGTGGTGACGCCCCTCCCCCGCCGGGACAGCCCCCGGAGGACGGAGATCGCAGCTATCGCGGCCGTCCCAAAGGAGAAATCTACGATGGCTGCCCTGTTACGCCGTTGGGCGTGCGCGGGGATCATCACTACTTCCTCGATGTGCTGGGCCAGATGCGTGGCGCTAAGAAGCTGGAAGGCCAGTTCATGCAATCGCTGTTCGGCCACCAGATACCCAAACTCTGCTTCAACTTCGCCCAATGGGAATACAAGGGCGACAGCTGGGTGCGCAAACCCGGCCGCTTCGATGCCTACAAGGCCAGCATGGCGATGTACGAGGCGACCTCGGAGCTGGGCGTCTTCAACCCGCTGCACGACGTGCGCGGTGTCGGTGCCTGGACGGATGACGACGGCCGGCTGATCTATCACGCCGGTGACGCGGTGCTGGTGCGCGGCGAGAAGAAACGCCCCGGCAAGGTGGGCAAGCATATCTATCCCGCACAACCCCCAATCCCGCACCCTGACGAGGCTGATGAAGCCCCGGACCCCGTGCCCGAGATATTGAAAACCATCGAGACCTGGAACTGGGCGGTGCCGGATGTGCACCCGTTCATATCTCTGGGCATGATCGCGACGCAGATGCTTTGCGGTGCCCTCGATTGGCGGCCGGTCTTCTGGTTGGTTGCGCCGGCTGCCTCAGGCAAATCTGAGTTCCAGAAGTTGATCAAGTTGCTGCACGGCGACGACGGCCTTGTGCAGACCACCGACGCCACCAAATCCGGCATCACGTCCAAGCTAGGGCAGTCGAGCTTGCCAGTGGCCGTCGACGAGCTCGAACCCGGCGATGAGCGGTCAACCAAGGAACGGGACATTATCGCTCTGGCGCGGGTCGCGGCATCGGGTGGCGAATGGTTTCGCGGCTCAGCCGATCAGACAGGCGTGGGCGGGAAGGTCTATTCAGCTTTCCTCTTCAGCTCGATCCTGATCCCGGGCGTGATGAAAACACAGGACGTTCAGCGTCTGATCCGGTTGGAGATGAAACCGCTCGATAAGGGCGCTGCCAAGCTGAACTTGCAGCCCCGCACATGGCGGGCACGCGGCGCGCGCCTGAAGAAGCTGCTCATCGATCGGTGGGACAGCTGGCCTGATCGCATGTCCGCGTGGCGTCACGCACTGGAGCATGAAGGCGTCATGGGCCGCGATGCCGACAACTGGGGCACAGTCCTGGCGATGGCGGATATGGCGAGCCAAGCGGACATCGCGACGGAAGATGTCATGGCCAGCTGGGCCAAGAAGATCGCCTTCATCGCCAACGCCGATCGCGAAGACACGGTGAACGATGCCGATGCCATGCTGTTGCACCTTATGGGCCAGCAGTATGATCCCTACCGAAAGGGTCAGCAGTACAACATCGCCCAGTGGGTGATGGGCGCGGCTGGCCTGCCTGGCACGCCAGAGGGGCTCCGACACCCGGACGATGACGGCCACGGCAGCCTGCGCAGCACCCAGCAGCGGTGTAACACCCAGCTGGCCAGCGTCGGCCTGCGGGTCAGCGGCACGGGCGAAGAGGCGCAGCTGTTCATCGCCAACCAGCAGCTTCAGCAGCTGAAGGACCTGTTCCGGAACTCGGACTGGGCCGGTGGTGTCTGGAAGCAATCAGCGTCCCGCGTTCCGGGTGCCACACCAACCCCGCACCCTCTCACCTTGGCCGGTATTCGATCACGCGGCTACCTGATGCCAATCAAGTCGATCCCGGGCCTGACCAGCTTCCCGATGGACCGTGAGCGCGCCGATGACGTTGTGGGCACACCGGTCTCCAAGCAAGACGTCGAGGATTGGGGCTAAGATGTTGAACTCTGTGATCAACCACTTGAATTCGCGTCATTCTTTGCGCTTCCCCCGCACCCGCTGGGATGCCATTATCTACGCGCGACGAGGGCCGCAGACCATGGGTCAGGGGCACAACGGCGCACAAAATGAAAACCCCGGCGTTGTGCCCTCTGTTGTGGGCAAAAGACGTTTAATTACAGCAGGTTATCCTCCACCCACAACGCCACAACGCCAAACTGGCCCCCTCTCGTGTGTGTGCGCGCACGCGTGCGCGCGTACGAGAGCAACTCCGTTTTTCCGTTGTGGCGTTGTGACTATACCTTATGACATTGATATATATAGAGAAAGAGGCACAACGCTACCCACAACGCTAGGCCAAAAGGGCCTAAAACCGTTGTGGGTAGCGTTGTGGGCAGCACTTAACCCCCTGTTATATAATAAAAAAGGGGTTTTTGAGCATGGCTAAGCCTAAGAATTCCTTCGAAGTCATGGCTCGCACCGCTGCTGAGCGTCTGGACAAGGTCCGCGACGCTGGTGAGCAACTGACCTTCCTCCCCGATGAGCAGGGCAACGCGGTCGATCTGGTCGAGGACAAGCCAGTCGGCCGTCCGAAAGGTGCCAAGGGCAAGGTGAACAACCAGATGCGCGACTGGCTCGCCGCTCAGGGCTATTCCATGCCGGAGGATGTTCTGGCGCAGATGGCTGGGCTGGCATCGAGCGGCGATGCCGTGATGGCAGCCATGGAGCGCGCGGAGCTGGTCCTCGCCTGGGCCTTCGACGGCGCAACCCAGAAAGTGAAGGGTGGCGGCACCAAGCCTGCCGTGCCCGGTGCTGGCACGCGGCTGTCGACGTTCATCCAGCTCTACACGATCCAGCTGCGCGCAGCCGACGCCCTGCTGCCCTACGGCGCGCCCAAAGCGACGCCGGACGTCAGCGTCCAGCAGTCGGTCTTCGTCAACGTTCCCTCCGCCCCGAGCACCGCCGATCCGGGCGACAATGCCCGCGTGATCAGCGGTCGATCGGGCGGTCGGATGGTGCCTGCGGACGTGGCCTACAAAGACCAGCAAAAACAAGAGGTTACCGAAGCGGACAATTCAGCTTCGGACGATGAAAGTCGGACGGAATGAACAACGCGTTGAAACAAAAGGGAAAAGCGGTGCCTGTATCACTGATTGAAAATCATTTGGACAGCGCCCCGGCCGGTGCGATCTGCAAGCGGCCCGCGCTGCCGGCCGCTACCGCCGAGACCCCCCGGGGGGGGGTCCCGCGCTCTGTCTCTATGGCCCTGTCTCCGACCCCATTCAGCCTTTTGGCCCTTCCGGAGGTTTCAGAATGAGCGCGATTGTTAGATTTGATGGATGGGGTTGGGGGAGAACCTATTCCCCTGCCCATGAAGGCGTTGGGGGAAATGCACCTCTTTCGGGTGCAAAGCTTGGACTGACAGATGAACAGATTGACGCCCTGGCGGGGCAGTCGGCGAAAGAGGCAATTGACAGCCTAGAGGGCGAATTCGCCAGTGGCAACCTGCCGGATGTCGAGACGGTCACTTTTCCCGGACCGATCTCTGAGGCATTCTACTGGTCCAATGCCGATGTCTGCGGCATCCAGGGCCCGGTAGGCTCGGGCAAGACCACCACGCTGATGAAATCGCGCCTGCGTCGCGCGATCGAGATGCCACGGTCCACAATCGACGGTGTGCGGCGCTACAAGGTGCTCTTCATCCGCGAAACTTATCGCCAGTTGTGGTCGACCTCGATCCCATCCTATCTGGAAACCTTCCCAAAGGAGCTTGGGAAATGGTCGGGCGGCCGGGGTGACCCGGTGACCCACGTGATCCACTTCGAAGATGATCATGGGCCGATCGAGTTCGTCGCTGAGTTCATGGCGTTTGGTGACGACATCGTCGCCTCAATGCGCGGGGTGCAGACCACCGATATCGTGCTGAACGAAAGCGATACCATGCCGGTGGAAATTCTGACCGTGGGAATTGGCCGGATCGACCGCTGGCCTGCCCGCCAGCACTTCGAAGGCCTACCAGTGCATCTGCGCGGCTACGGTCAGATCGTGGGGGACTTCAACGCCCCGGATGAGGACAACTGGACCTTTGAGGTTTTTCACGACGAAGAAAAGCGGCGGTTGTTGCTGGATGCGCTGTCGGCCGATCTGCCAGAGGGCGCAAAACAGATCGAGATCAAGTTCTACAACCAGCCGGGCTACGGGATGGACGGTTGCGAGAACATGCAAAACCTCTCGCCCACCTACTACCAGCGTCAGATCGCGACCCAGCGATTGGCTGGGCGTGGCGATATGGTCGACCGGCTGGTCTATAACAAGGTTACATACCTGCGCGTAGGCGATCCGGTCTGGAAACGCGAGTTCAGCCGTCGTGTGCACGTCAGCGACACCCCGTTGCAGCCAGTCCAGGGCGTTCCCCTGCGCATTGGCCTTGATCAGGGCTTCAAAGGCGCAGCGGTGATCGCGCAATGCCTTGAGGACTATCGTTGGCGCATCTACGCCGAGCTGCATTTTCCCGAAGAGCGGCTGATGGCCGCCGTGTTTGGCAATCGCCTCGCGGATCTTCTCGATGAGCGGTTCAGCGGGTTCCGTGTAGAGGCTGGTTGGGGCGACATGGCAGGCGAGCATGGTGCCTCGCAGGCGGCAGACGAGAACGCAACCTGGAACCTGATGGTTGGCAAGGCTGCGGGTTTTTACATTCGACCGCAACGGATCGGCACCAACCGGATCACACCGCGTCTGGAGGCGGTCCGCGCGGCGCTGGAAGCCCCTCTGACGCGCGGTGAGCCCGGTTTGCTGATCGACCCCTCCTGTAAGTTTCTGATCCGTGGTTTTGCGGCCCGCTACGTGTGGACCGAAGAGACCAACAAGAGCGGCGACAAGCGAAAGGTCCCCGACAAGAGCTTCACCGAAGCCAACGTGCATGACGGGCTGCAGTACCTGCTTCTGAGCGAACACCAGGCGGACGGCACCAGCCCCTACGCCAAGAAAATGCCCGACACCGACAGACGTGGCCAGATGGGCCACAACGGAGGGCCGCCCCTGTCGGGGAATACCGGCGGCCTGCAAACCGGTTGGGACATCACCAACCCCTATGGAGCGTGAGAACATGAGCAAGACAGATCAAAAGGCATCCGAAGCCAAGATCGACGAAGAAAAGAAAGCGGCTGACGAAAAGGCTGCGGCGGAGGCGAAAGCAGCCGAAGACAAAAAGGCGGCTGACGAAAAGGCTGCGGCGGAGGCGAAAGCAGCCGAAGACAAAAAGGCGGCTGAAGAAAAAGCTGCGGTCGAGGCGAAGCCAACCGAAGAGCCGGCGCAGATCGACAAACAGCGCGTCAGAGACTTGATCGAACAGATCGAAAACCGCCATGGCCACCGGATCACCGACCTGATCCACCGGTTTGAGCAGGAAGAAGGCATGCGGATGACTGAGGGAGATGAGACCAACGCTCCTAAGATGACGATGGCAGGCGTTTCATGTCGCCTGCGTGCTGGTCCCGACCAGACCTTGGAAAACTGGGCAAACGCCGCCCGACGCGCTCTGCTGAAGGCAGCGTAAGCCATGGGAGCCACACCACCTGTGCTGATCCAACCCTACAGCGACCATGCAGCTATGAACGTGCTGTCGCGGTTGGACGTGATGGACCACATTGAGGCCGAGCAGATGCGCGGCCGCCCCATCTCGCACCTCGAATTGTTTGCTGACTGGCGCGCGATCGAGCCAGCACGGGTGGTGTCTTTGGTGCTCAGCACCGGTTCCGAAGCCGCCCCGCGCCCCTTCGCGGTTCTCGGGCTTTCCAACACCGGCCAGGCCGGTGTTGCGCAAGCGGCACTCCTCGCCCGCGACCACAAGAAGTTCCGGGGGGCGCTGATCGGTGCCGCCCGGCACATCCGCGCCCAGATGCCCGTGTTCTGCGCTGAAAACGGCATCTACCGCATCGAAGCCCGCAGTTGGGCAGGTCACCCCCGTGCCGCCCAGTTTCTGCGCGCCTGTGGCTTTGTCCACGAAACAGACATGCCCGGTTTCGGCGGGGCAGCCGCCACCATGTTTAGCCAATTCGCCTGGACCCACCCTACCCCCGAAAAGGAAACCTGAACCATGTGTTTTGCACCGAAATCCCCGAGCATTGCGGCCCCTCGTATCGCGGCAGCTGACAACCGTGAAGCCACCCAGCAAGCCGACATCGAGGCTCGCCTGCGCAAACGACGCGCCGGCGCTGCGGCAAACGTCCTCACCAGCAGTGTCGGCATCCCCTCGACCCCGCGTCTAGGTCAGTCCGCATGAAGCTGGACACCGTGATCGAGAATGATCCCCGCGCCGAAGAGGCGATCCGGCGTTGGGATGAACTGAAAAGCAGCCGAAGCCGTCACGAGCAGGATTGGGAGGATATTGCCAACCTGATGCGGCCGCAGCGCGGCGGTTTTGGTCTCTATGACCACAAGCGGCGGCAGCAGGAAAAGCCGCTGTCCAGTGAGCCAATCATGGCTTTGGGCAGTTTTGCAGCAGGCATGTACGCCGCGCTGACGAACCCGGCCAACCGTTGGGGCGGTTTTGAGACACCGGATCAGGAACTGAACCAGTGGCGGCCGATGGCCGAGTGGAATGATTTAGTGACCAACCGCGTGCTGGCCAGCTTCAGCCCGTCGGTGTCCGGCTTCTATGGCGCGACTTTCCAAGCCTATTCTGACCTTGCAGGCTTCGGCAACGCGGCGGGCTATGACCAGATCGACACCGTCAACCGGAAGTTCATCGATGTCACGATGTCGCTGGCCGAAGTGGTGGTAGAGATCGATGCACATGGCCGCGTCGTGGAAATGGTGCGCAAGTTCACCCTGAAACCGCGCGCGGCCGTGCGGGAGTATGGCGCTAAGATGCTGCCCAAAAAGATCATTGAGATGGCGGACAAAGGCAGTTCTGACGATGTGACCTTCTACTACCACATCCTGAACAACGACCAGTTCGTTAAAGGCAAGCTGGGCCCGCGTGGCAAGGCTTGGCTGGGCATCACGGCTTGCGAAGAGGGGCGCTCGTTGGTCAAAATGGCCGGGCACGATGACATGCCCGCCTATTATCCCCGTTGGGACGTGGACAGCGGGATGACCTACGGCACGGGGCCGGGCATGATCGCCCTGCCGTCCGCGCGCATGGTCAATTTGATGGATGGCGCCACGATCCGGGCAGCACAGCAGGCCGCAGACCCCACACGGCTTGCACCTGACCGTCAGGCGGTGCCACTGAACGGGACATTCCGCCCCGGATCGGTGGTCTATGGCGCGGTGGACATGCGGGGCAATCCCCTGATCCGCAACCTTGAACAGGCTGGCAACATTGGCCTCACGATCGAGGAAAAACGCGCAAAGACCGAGGCGGTCAAGGAAGCGTTTCACTATGCCGTCATGTCACTGTCGGGCCGGACTGGGGTTACCGAAGAGGAAACCCGGATTATGGAAGAGGCGCGGCTGCGCAACTGGGCACCGCATGCCGATCGCATCATGGAGGAATATGCGGCGCGCAAATTTGAGCGGCGTTTCCGCCTGCTGTGGCGCGCCGGACAACTGCCGCCACCCCCGCCCGAAGCGAGCGGCATGCCGCTGCGCGTGCGGTATCAGTCAGCCGCGGCAATGGCGATGCGCGCGCGCGAAGGCACCGCAATCCGCCAGTTCATCGGCGATCTCGGCCCCCTCGCCCAGTTGAACCCGCGCTATGTCGACCGTTTGGAGCCCGACGCCATTGCCGAGGCCCTGCACGACGCCAGCCCATCGCTGCCGGCACGGATCCTGCGCTCGCGAGAGGATGCCGACGAGATTGCGAAGGCGCGTGCCGAGAAGGAGCAGCAGGCGCAGCAGATGCAAATGGCTGAAGCCGCCGGTGGCGTGGCCAAGGACTTGGGCGTCACGCTCGGCAACGGAGGTGTCCAATGATCTGGCAACGCCTTCCCATTATCCGCAGCTTCTTCGGCGGGCCGAGCCCAGAGGTGGATCCAGCCGGCGCGGCTGCCGCCGACGATGCCGCCAGCCTGGTCGCACAGCGCTGGCGCCGGGCCTTTGCGCGCGATCCGGAGCTCGCCGAGGACCTGATCCGGCAATCCGGCATGATGGCCTTGCAGCCGATCGACATGGTGGATGGTTATCCCCAGCCAACCCCCATCGACCCTTACCGCCTTGCATATGACGCTGGGCGACGCGACCTCGCCCTGCTGCTGCTGGCACAGGGCAATATTTCCCACCACGAATTGAGCCAACTGATGGAGAGCCTCGATGTACGTTAAATTCTTTCTCAAACCCCTGATCTGTTTTGCGCCCGAAGGCGATGCCGGTGGCGGCGCTGGCGGTGAAGATGGTGGTGCCGGCGCGGGTGACGATACAGTGTCCGGCGGCGCTGGCGATGACACCGTCAATGGTGGTGCCGGAGCCGATACCCTCACCGGCGGCGGCAACGATACGCTCACAGGTGGCGACGGGGGTTCAGCCAAATGGTGGGAGGGTGAAAAGTTCAAAGACCATCGTGACATGCTCGAAGCCACTGGCTTGACCGTAGACGATCCCTTGGATGCCGTGATCAAACTGGCCAAGATGGAGAAATCTGCTCAGACGAAACTTGGCAAGCCTGCGGATCAGCTGCTCACCAAACCCGGCAAGGACGAAAGTGTCACCGATTGGATGAAGACCAATGCTGACATCTTCGGGATCCCGGAAAGCGCCGACAAATACGACATCAAGAAACCAGAGGCTTGGCCGAAGGATGCCAAGTGGGATGAGGGCTTGGAAGGCAAGGTGCGCGAGTTGGGCCTCGCGAAAGGCATGTCGAACGACGCTGTCAACGCAATGGTCGGTCTCTATGCCGAGAACATCATGGCCCTCGACAAGGGATCTGCCGACGATTTGGCCAAAGCCAACAGCGAGATGATGGCCGACCTGCAGAAGGACTGGGGCCAGCAGACCGAAGCCAAACTCACACTAGCCAGCCAAGCCGCGTCGGTCATCGCCGAAAAAGCCGGGCTGGATCAAACCGCGATGCAGAACCTTGCCGAGAGCCTAAAGCCGAAGATCGGGGATGCCGGCACCATGCGCATCTTTGCTGCGATCGGCGAGATGATGGGCGATGATCAAATGGTGATGGGCAATGGCGGCGCGTCGTTGAGCACCACGCCGGCCGAAGCGCGCGCGGAGCTATCGAAGATGCAAAGCCCCGGTGGCGAATACTATGAGGCGACCAGCAAGCGGGACGCTGCCACAATCGCGCGCCTCAAGCCGCAGATTGATCGCCTGACGAAGATCGCGGCTGGCTAATATTAAATCGATTTCGAATGCCGAAGCCCTCGTCACACCGACGGGGGCTTTTCAACTTTTGGGGGGTCAGTTGGACTTGAAAAGGTGGGGGTGGATCTGGCGCGCTGAGCGTTCGACCCATGGGGCGCGGTGCGTTACGCATACCTTCCAAAGTTGCCAACGTATGAAGTTGGCGCCTCGGAATTTGGCCCAATATGGCTGCCGGTAGTAACCGCCCATCTCAATCGAGATCAGCTTTGCCTTTGGCAGCTTCTTTCTGACGCTTCTGGGGATCATATGGCCTCCGGGGATTTTTGGGACCGGCGAGACCATCCGCCTCGCCGGTCAGTTATCAGGCGTCGGTGCGCTCGTTGTCGTCGTTATAGAAAACGGCTTTTACGGCGAACATGCTCGCGGTTTCGATGTGGGTCAGCGCTACGCTGCGGCGGCGGCTTGCGGGCAGTTTGTTGACGGCCTCGGCCAGTTCGTTTGCCTTGCCCTTAATCAGGTCGACTAGTTCGTTGTTCGATGGATTGAAGTCTTTCGCGGTCACGTCTGTGGTCATGGTGGTTCTCCTTTTCCATGAGGTTAGCTTGTTGACGTATGCTATATATCGGCATACAGTATGTCAATAACCGACATACAAGAGGCACTAGTGCAAAGCCAAGAAACGGCATACACCTGCGGGATGAGTTGGAAAGATTTCCTAGAGGGCGATGAAGCGGCGCAGCTTCAGGCGGCAGAAGATGCCAAGGCAAAAGTCGTGGCCGAATACAACGCTGTCCGGCGCTTGCTGAAAGCGCGTTGCGATGCTCGCATGAGGCGGGCGAAGGAGTCCGAGAACCCCAGTCCAGATCGGCGGTAAAAATGGCGAAAGACGGTAAGTCAAAGCAGTCTCAATCCGAAAACCTCTCTACGCGGAAGATCGGTTATGCCCGTGTCTCGACCGCTGACCAGAACCCGGACATGCAGATTGCGGCGCTAAAAGCCTATGGAGTGCCGGAAGAATTGATCTTTGTGGATCGCGCCAGCGGCGGCAGCATGAACCGCCCTATGTTCATCCGCGCATTGAAAACCGCGCAGCACGAAGGCACCGAGTTCGTCGTGTGGAAGCTCGATCGCATGGGCCGCACCTTGGAGGGCATCATCGACGTGCTGAAATTGCTCGAAGGGCGGGGCGTGAAGTTCTTTAGCCTGACCGAGCGCGTGGACATGACGACCCCTATGGGCAAGGCCATGTTGCAGATGATGGCCGTGGTCGCTGAGCTTGAACGCAATCTCATCATTGAGCGAACCAAGGCCGGTATCGCACGGGCGCGTGAGCGCGGTGAGCGGGGCGGTCGACCTATCGCCATGACCCCTGCGCGGGTTGAGGTGGCCGACACCATGTTGCGCCTCGGGAAGCGCGGGGAGGAAGTCTGGGAAGCGATCAAGCCCTTGTCCGATGTGAAGGTCAGCCGGGCGGCTTACTTCGCTTGGCAGAAGCTATGGGATGCTGGCGAGGTCACAGACCTGCCCGGCGATGATGAAGTCTGAATAGGAGAAAGCGATGGCTGATACAGTTGAAATGCACAATCCCAAGGACGCAGCAGTGCGCGTCATGTGCCAAGACCTGCACAAGATGCGTGAAGGGCTGGCCGCAATGGGGTTGCACGCGCACATCCTCGATCAAGTGAGCGACAAGCTGAAAGAGCAGGCGCGCGAGATTGAGCGGTTCAAGTCAGATCGCTGCTACGTTCTTGGCCACAACGACGGGTGGGATGCCGCGATGGCTACCGGCCTTACTGGCGAGTCTGAATAGGAGGGGATTGGTTCAATTGGAACAAGATGATTTCACGATGGCGGCCAATCAGTCGCTTCGAGATTATGCCAAGCAGGCAATCCTAGCCATAACTGCTGCCAACTCAGCCGCAATGATCGCGACGCTGTCTCAAGCTGAATTCCTCGCGAACTTGGATCCGGAAGCGATAGGCGCCGCCTTTCGTTGTTGGAGTTTCGGTCTTTCGTTGGCTGTCGCATGTTGGATTTTTCCGCTGATTGCAGCTATGTGCCACATAAACCTAACACTGCAACGCGGGCGCTCGCGGGCTTCGCGTTGGGAGTGGCTGGCAGTAGTGCTCGGTACTTTATGCTTTTTTGGAGCCGTCATCGCATTTGGAAGTGGATGCTTCATCCTTTCGACTATTTTCACTGGTGTTTAGTTTGAGCCGGCATCCGTGCAAGTAATTCCGAAAACAAGTCCGGCGCACATTATGCGTTTTACCTTGACAGAACTCCGAAAATCGCGATGACATTTAAACACGACGGGTGGCATCGCATATGCGTTGTCCGTCTGATCAGGGACAAGCCCCTGCGCTGATGCGGCGTTACGCCCAGGTCGGGTCCGGATATACCGGGCGGCCCCTCCGAAAACTCACCAAAGCAACGTTGATTTTTCGAAGGAGAGGGCTGCATGTCCTACGCTCAATTGGTGGAAGCCCACCACAAGCTCACCTATTCCAACAACATCAAAATGGTCGCGCAGCAGATGCAGAACCCGCTGCGTGCGGCGGTGACCATGGTTCCAGCAACCGGTGAGGCGCAGGACGCCGCCGATCTGCTTGGCAAGAAAGACTACATCGAGGGCGAGGACTATTCCCGTCGCAACCCAGACAATCCGACCCCGCGCAGCCGTCGCTGGCTGATCCGTCCGACCGTCATCGAGGACGGTGAGTACATCGACAAGGAAACCAAGTTCGACGCCGCGATGGATCCCACATCGCCGCTGGTGCGCAACTCGGTAAAGACTGTTGAGCGCGGTGTGTTCGATCGCATCCTCGGTGTGAAGAAAACCAGCGCAGGCTTTCAAGCCTTGGGCGGTGGCATCATGGGGCGCGCCGTAGAAGGCAAGCGTCCCGGCGGTACGCCAACCTCGCTGGCCACTGGCAACTACGTCGCTGCCGACCTCGACACTCCAGGCACGCCACTCGGTCTCAGCCTGCTGAAAATCCGCAGTGCCTGCGAAGCCATGGAACTTGAAGATTTCGGCCTCGAGACAGACGACGAAATCTACGGTCTGATCACGCCGAAACAAAAGACGGACCTGATCAACCTCGCGATCGAGACCGGCAAAAACCTTAACCCCTTCGAGGTCAAAAACATCTCCGAGGGCAAGCCGGGTCAGTTGCTGGGTGTGAATTGGTTGTTCTCCAACCGGGTGCCGAAGGATAGCAGCGGCAACCGCCTGATCCCGATCTGGTCCAAGGAAAACGTGGTTGCGGGCGTCTGGCAGGATGTCGATGGGCAGATGTGGAATGACACGTCGGCCAAGAACCTCCCCTACATCTACACCGACGCCTACATCGACTGCGTCCGGGTGGAAGATGTGGGTGTGCGCATCATCCGCTGCGCCGAGTAATCCTGATCCCGACGGGGCGGGATCGCCGCCCTGTCGTTTCCCCAAATTCTGACAAAGGAAACGCAAAATGACCGTTGTCAAATCCACCTCAGACCTGATCCACGACTACTTCGATATGGATGCCTATCCCCCCGATCCAGTGCAGGCTCGCGGCCGTCTCGTAATCGCGACCGGCATTGTCGCCAACCTCGCGACGGACAGCACCCTCAGCAAGTATCATCTGGTCGACCTGCCCTCCTCCTGCATCCTGCATCCCGACACTTTCTTCGACGTCGAAAATGATGGCTTCGCACAGATTGTCATCGGCACGGAGAGCGACACGGACGCTCTGGTCGATGTTCTCAAGTCTGCCGGCAATACGATCAGCCCGGTCGCAAAGGGCGATGCCAACCACGGCAAGCGCCTTTGGGAAGTGCTGGGCCTTGCCGCAGATCCGGGCGGCAATATTGGCATCTGGAAGCATGCTGAAGCTGCAGCCACGGCCGCAGGCTCGATGCCCTTCCAGATCCATTACATCACCGCCTGATCTGGCACCGCACTTGAGCGGGGCGGTGTCTGCCGCCCTGCCCTTTCCTGATCGAGGCGCAGCATGGCCACCCCTAACGCAACATCCACCATCGTCAGTCAAGCGTTTCGCTTCATGGAAGTGACAGCGCCGAGCTCGTTGGGGGATGGGTCGATCAAAGCGACAGCTGCCAATGAGCAGTACCCTCTCGCGCTCAATGCCTGCCTTGAACAAGAAGATTTCAGCTTTGCCCGTCGGTTCGTGTCTCTGAACCTCGCCAATACACCGGAAGGTGAAGTCGTTGATCCCGATCTACCGAACTTCCATGTCCTTCCCAGCGATTGCCTCAAGCTGCGCGGCCTGCGCGATAAATCAATCAAATGGCGTATCGACGGTCAGTACGTGTTAACGGACCGCGCCGAGGCAGTGGCGATCCGCTATACACGCCAGATTACGAACGAAACACGCCTTCCAGCCTTGTTCCAAACAGCGGTGAGCTATCAGCTCGCCATCCTATTGGCCCCCGTCTATGTCGCGTCGCGCACCAAACGAGCCGACTTGGTTTCCGACGGCGCGGCAGCCTTGCGCAAGGCCATCGACAACGACGCGGTGTCTGCCAGCCATGCCCGCTGGGACGGAATGGATGATCAGGGCGACTGGGCCAGCGAGGCGACCCGATGACCCGCTCGCGCACGCCTCAGTTCTCTTTTTCCTCGGGTGAGATTTCCCCACTGTTGTTTTCGCGGCCGGATTACCAGCGCAATCAGACCGGCCTGCGCACCTGCAACGGCTACATCCCTTTGCGTCAGGGTGGCGCGACGCGTGGACCAGGCACAAAATTCCTCGGCTATACACACGCGAACGCCAAGGCGCGTCTGATCAATTTCGAATTTGCAGAAAATGACGCGCTGACGCTGGAGTTCACCAATCTACGGATGCGCGTCTGGCGCTATGGTGAATTGGTGATGGATGGGGCCAGCCCTTTTGAGTTGGCGACGCCATACCCCGAAGCCGTGCTGGATGACTTGTGGTGGGTTCAGTCAGCGGACGTGATCTACCTCGCCGACGGCGTCCGGCCAATTCAGAAGCTGTCTCGCTTCGCTTTGAACAATTGGACAATTACAGACGCGCAGTATGACGCCGGCCCGTTCCGGGTGCAAAACCTTGATGAGGCCAAAACCCTTCAGTGCTCCGCTGCGTCGGGCAGCATCACCTTAACCGGCACAGGCAACATCTTCGATGCAAGCTGGGTCGGTGTGCTGATCCAACTAAAGCCGGTCGACTTCACAGCGTTGCCTCTCTGGAGCGGGAACACAGCGATCGCGGTCGGCGATCTGATGCGCTACGGCGATAACATCTATGAGCTTACAGCCGGCACGAATACAGGGGTCAATCCGCCCATTCATAGTGAAGGTGATCAGCTCGTCGACAGCGAAAAAGGAACGCGCTGGCTGCACATCTCGGACACCTCGGGCATCGCACGCATCACCGCCGTTGACAACGCAAACTCGGCGTCGGCCGATGTCGTCAAATCCATTCCGCAGCCTTGCATTACCTCAGCCACCTATCGATGGTCTGAAGGTGCATGGTCGGATCGTCATGGCTATCCGCGCACTGTGGAGATTTTTGACCAAAGCTTCTTCGCGGCCTTTAACAGCTCGGAGCCTCGGGGCATCTGGGCTTCGACACTCGGCGATTTCAACGATTTCGAGCCGAGCATCGATGCGGACGGGGCATTCGCCTATACCATCTCGGGCAGCGACACCCAAAACTCAGGCACCTGGTTGCGTCGTGCGCGGCGCGGCATCTATATCGGCGCTCTGGGCGAGGTCATCCGCGGATTTTCCAACGCATCAGGTCAGCGCATCGGCCCGACCACTTTCGACACGTCGGTGGAGGGCACCGACGGCTCACGCCCCGTTAGGCCGATTACGCCATATGGCTACCCTGTCTTTGTGACAAAAGACGGAGCTCGGCTGGAGGAAATCCGATATTCCTTTGAGGAAGACGGAGGCAAGCCTGTCGAGCTGTCCCTCCCCTCCCAACATCTTGGCGCTACCGGTTTCGAAGAGATCGTCTGGCAATCGTCACCGCAGCGATTGGCATGGATCCGGCGCGGCAGCGGCGATCTGGTCGTAATGCTCTATGACCCGGACGAGCAGGTTCTGGGTTGGGCCCGCTGCTCGCTTGCGGGTGGTTTTGTCGAAAGCCTTTCAATTTCCAGCAGCGCAGACAGCAAGACCGATATCCTGACCATGATTGTCCGCCGCACGATTGGCGGTCAGACCGTGCGCATGATCGAAGAGCAATCAGTCATCTACGGCATCATTGCGGGCTTCCAGCCTATTGCAGAAACCAATCATTTCTTCGCTGCCTCCCAGTTTACGGCCGATCCCGCCACGGACACCTTCTCAGTGCCGCATCTGGCCGGCGAAACCGTTCATGCCTGGACTGACAAAGGTGAATACGGCCCCTACCTCGTGCCTGCCTCCGGCGAGGTCGTTTTGGATGCCGAGGTAAGCCGCGCGTCAATCGGCTTGCTCGACGAGACCCACGAATTCGAATTGCTCGATATCCCCGCTCCGGCCCGGGACGGATCCACGATTGGTCGAAAAAAGCGCCTGCACGCCGGAAGCGGAATTATTCTGCGCAAAACCGCAGCTGGCCGCGTCAGCACCGTCGAGCGCAATTTCGCGCAACCCGATACCGTCAATCAATCCGAAGAACTCGTGCCGCTGCAAGTCGCTGCCGACCTCGTGAATGGCTATGACGGCGTGATGCGGCTGGAAGCGACCTCTGGCTATGCCGATGAAGTCAGTCTGCTCTTCAAGCCGACCGGCGGAGCGCCCATGACCGTGATGGCCGTGATCCCCCATGTCGAGGAGGCGAATGCCTGATGTGTGATTTTATCACTCCTATGTTGGCGGCCTTCGGGGCTGGCGGAGCTACCGCCGCCGGCGCAACCGCTGGCGCTGCCACAGCCGCTACGACAGGCGCGAGCCTCGCCCAGATCGGTACGTTGCTGTCGATCGGCGGGTCACTGTATCAAGGCTATGCCACCAATAAAGCTGCGAAACAGAACGTCGCGCTGATCGAGCAGCAGAAGGAAACGGAAAAGCAGCTTAATGCTGTGAAGGATCAACGCGAACGGCTTCGTTTTGCATCATCCATCTCCAAGCAGGCGGCTGAATTGGCCGGCCGCGGTGTTCAGCTCGACAGCCCGACAGCGGTGCTACTGGGTCAATCCGCTGCGCAGGAAATGGCCTTTCAATCGCAGTCCATCCGCTCGACCGGGCAAGCAACACAAATGGAATTGAGCGGGGAACAGAGGTCCCTGAAAGCACGCGGGCGTATGGCGCTGCTGCGCGGGGGGCTCTCGGCGGCCGGAACTTGGCTCAACCGAGAGCCAGATGACTGGCCGGGGCTCGCGACATGACGCTCACCGTTCCAAAAGCTGGCAGCGATGGCGGCCGATCAGCCCGGGTTCGTGTCGAGGAGCCTCAAGGTGGCGCCATGCTCGCCCAGTTCGGCGACCAGATGCGCGCCGTCGGTGAGGCCCTCGAAAACGACTACCTGTCGCGCGAGGCGCAGCGGTTCCAAACAGATCTGACGGGCGAGATGAACAACCTCCGCCTTGAGGTTATGGCAATCGGGGACCCTGATCAGGCCGAAGCCGCATGGCGGCAGGGAAGTGAGGCTCTGCGTCAAAGCTACCTTGAAGGTCAAACTGAAGATGGTCGGCCCCGCGTCAGCCCGAAAAATGCTGAAAAGTTCGGCCTTACCTTCGATGAGCTGCACAATCGAAATGCCTTTTCATTGGGCAAGCAAACGCTCGGGGCACGGCAGGCTCAGCAGGAAGCGACCTTCATACGTTATGCGCAGACCGCCACACAGCAAGGCGCAACCGCAGACCCGGACATGCGCGCGACATTGCTCGGACAAGGGTATGAGCAAATCGATCAGATGGTGGCGGCCGGTGTCATTGATGCTGCCGAAGGTGAGCGGCGCAAACTGGGCCTGACCCAAGACATGGACAACGCGCGGGCGATCGAGATGGTGGCCAGCGATCCGGACGGGTTTCTGGCATCCAGCGGCGACGGAGATTTTGCAGGCCTTCCCGCTGATGTGCGGGCACGGTACCGTGTCCAGGCTCAGGGGAACATCGACCGCGCAGCTTCTGCCGCTCAGACGGCAGCTGAGAAGGCCGCGAAAGAACAAGAGAAAGCTGTCGGCGAGCGCCTTCAGGCGATCATCGATGTTCGCGACGGAGGCCTTAAATCGGTCGATGAACGTTGGCTTGCCAGTGACGAGGCAAAGAACCATCCAGATCATCCGAAAGCGATGGCGAAGCTGTCGCTGTCCAACGAACAGCCCCGCCTTCAGCAAATGACGCCGGCCGAACTGCGCGCCTCAATCGCTGGCGAAGAAAATCGCCCGGTGAAGCACAAGTATCAGACAGAGCGTGTGCAGCTGCTGAAGGATCGGCTGAAGCTCGCTGAAACCGAACTGAGCAAGGATGCTGTGGCCTATGTGCGCGACATCGGTCTCTTTGTTCCTGACTTGCCAGAATTCGACCCGAGCGATCCGGCCGCCTATGCCAAGGGATTGCAGGCACGCGTCAAGATGTCCGATGATCTGGTCGAGAAAGGTTTCGTTCGGGATCCCGTCTATCTCGATGAAACCGAACTGGAAGCGCTCAAAGAAGCCGCTGCCATTGAGAATGATCCGTCTGCACGGGCATCGCTGGCCTATGCGCTCACGCAATCTTTGCCAGCGGACAGCTCGGTCACCGTAGCCGACCTGATCGATGATCAGGTCATGAGCCATATCGGCGGGCTCCAAGCTGCTGGCGGTCGAGCCACTTTGGCAACTGAGGTGCTTCGCGGCCAGCAGGTCATTGAGGCTGGAAACGTCAAGCTTCCCCCGGTTGCCGATCGCACGAGTGCGGCCCATGTCGCACTACAGGGTTACTTCGCCGACGAGCCGGAAGGGGAACAAACAGAAGCCGCAATTAGGGCGTCGGCTGACGCGCTATACGCTGCTCGCGTACGGCGCACTGACCCGACGGCGGCGATCGATGAGGATATCTATCGTCAAGCGCTCCATGAGGTGATGGGCGGCACTGGGAAATACGGCCGCAGCAATGCGAAGGGCGGAATGCAGAATGTCAGGGGCGCTCTCACACCGTTGCCCATGAACATCAGCGCGGACAGCGTTAATCGCGCACTGGCGCAACTCCAGTTCGACATGGAAGGCCGTAAATCCGCCGTTTACGACAGAATGGCCGCAGAGTTCGCAGCCATGGCTCAAGCTGGTGGGGCCTTGCCGCCGCAAGACTTCATCGGTGGCGCGGATGCTCAGGCCCGCGCCGATGCAATCTGGCAAGCAGCAAGCCGTTCTGGCGGCCAACCTGGCATCAATGGCGAGGTCATTGCGCCTGACGCCCTCGCAAACATGCGTCTCAAGGCCGTGGGACCCGATGAATACCGCCTCATGCATAACGGCCGCACAGTTGCCGACACACTGTCCGGACTTCCCTTTGAGTTCAGCCTCACAGAAATCCTGAAGGGGTATGAGCAATGACCTTCTTCCTTAAAAAACGGTCTGAAGAAGAGCAGCAGCAAGTCGATCAGCTGATGTTCGAAGGCACGCCCTCTTTTGGTGAACGCCTTCAGGCGCAGACCAAAGAGACCCGCATCCGCAAAGACCTCAACGGTCAACGTGCGAAAATGGAAAAGTCTGTTGTCGAAGAGATCACCAGCCAAATTCCGCCCGAATATATCGTCGCGCCGGATCCTGAGGCTGGCATCCCAACCCCAATGCATCGCCATGATACCCTGTTCGCGAGCATTAACCGGGCCAAAGCCGCAAATCCTAAATTTAGCAATCTGCCCACATCGATCGAGGAGCTCGACGCTGAGGTTGATCGGCGTCGCAAAGAGGAGCTGCAAGAAGCTCAGGATGTCCTTGCCCAGGCAGACGGCTTTGTGCCGGAGCTTTTGGGTGATCTATGGGCAGAAGTGACGACCCCTGAAGGTGCAATCATGCTCGGGACCGGCCTCACAGGTCCAGCGCGCTTGGGCACCACGATGTTAGTCGAAGGAGGGCTGGCGGCGCTCGATGAAACCCGGACCCTTGCCACGCAACAGCAAGTGGCAGACCAGCTTGATATTGATCCGCCGCGGCCAGTTGCCCAGATTGGTCTTGCAGGTCTGACCGGTGCCGGTTTCGCTGGCGTTCTCGTCGGCGGGGGCCATGCTCTCAGCTATGCAGTGAACCGTCAGCGGACTACGGGGCTTCGTCGCCCTGCCGACGCACCACAGTTGCGATACGCGCAATCGGTGGAAGAGACTGAGACTGCGCTTTCACAGGGTAGTGATCTGCCAGATGACCAGGTTTCGCCGCCCTCAGCCACTCCTCAATACATCGACACCCCGCCGGGCTGGGAGCCTATCAAGAACGGAATTTTCGCAGGGGAAAGCGGCGGGGATTACAATGCTCTTTTTGGCTACCAGAACCGCTCCGGCGGCCGGTTTGCTAATATCAAACTGACCGAGATGACAGTTGATCAGGCGATCGAATTTTCCAGCGTGCGCGGAGAATACGGCCAGTGGGTTAAAGGTCAGATCGGTCGCGTCGCCACACCCATGGGCGCTTTTCAGATTGTCGGCACCACGCTCCGGCTGGCGAAGAAAGGCCTTGGTCTGCGTGGCGACGAGCTGATGGATGAAGCACTTCAGGATCAGCTGGGCATCTGGATCTATCGCAAGCAAGGCACAAAGGCATGGGAAGGTTATCGCGGGCCACGTAGCACGCCGCCAGCGCCCGCAACAGGAGATGCTCCGGCGACCGACTTTGCTAGCTATGCAACAAGCCGGGGATATACCGCATCCGGTCAAGTCACCGCCGGCCGGGATTTCCGCATCGATGTCGACTATGAGGTCGTTGATGCCAGCACCCTGACCCGCGCGAGTGGCAATCTACAGCCGCGCGATCGCGGGCGGGCATCGAGCGACGAACAGGTATCAGAGATTGCCGCGTCACTTGACCCTGCCCGGTTGATGCCAGCACCGGAGGCTGATCGCGGTGCCCCAATCATCGGCCCAGACAATATTGTTGAGAGTGGCAACGGTCGCGTGATGGCGATCCAACGGGCGTTCGAGCAACATCCCGATCGGGCCGCCGCGTACCTCGAAGAGATCGAAGCGGCAGGTTTCGAGGTTCCGGAAGGCGTTGAGCAACCAGTCCTCGTCGGCCGCCGCCGTTCGGAAATGACAGACAGCCAGCGCCAGAACTTCGTGCGGCAAGCAAATTTCTCGGCGATAGCCCGTATGTCGGCGACCGAACGCGCCGCGGTCGATGCGCGCAGTCTCGATGCCGATACGGTTGCGATGTTCGACCCGGCGCAGCCGCTGACCGCGCGCGCCAATGTTCCGTTCACCCAGAGGGTGTTGAATTCTTTGCCCCAGACAGAGCGGAATGCTCTGGTCGATGGTGCCGGACGGCTGAACGCTGAAGGTGTCACCCGAGTTCGGCAGGCTATGTTCGCGCGTGCCTTTGATGCCCCAGATATTTTGGCCCGCTTCGCAGAGGCCGATGCAGGTGATCTGCGCGGGTTGATGGATGCGTTGGAAGGCGCAGCCCCAAGCTGGGCTTCTATGCGCTCAGCGGTTCAAGAGGGTCGCCTGCGCGACGAGCTCGATGTGACACCATTTCTGATGGAGGCGATGCGCACGATCGCCGATGCCCGTCGGATCGCCACGAAAGACAACAAAGCCTCCGCTCAGATGGTCGATGAGCTGCTGGCGGACGTTGACCTACTGGATGGGGCTCTGCCGCCTCTGACAGCCGCTCTGGTGCGTATGATGTATCCTGCCGGCCGTGCCCTCCCCGCCCCCAAGATCACCGCGTTCTTGGACCGTTTTGCGGCCGAAGCGCAGAAGGTGGGCAAAACCGATGCAGCATTGTTCGACGATGCCGTCGGTGTGTTGGATATTCTCAAGACGATCGACAGCCACGCCTTTGGCCAATTGACCGAGATCGGCACGGCCCGGATACCTGCCACGCCCCCACGACCGGCCGACATGCCGAGCGATGCGATCCCCGAGAATGCATTTGCCGAGGGCGCGTCATCGCCTGAGCTTCAGGAAGCAGATGACGTTCTGGCCGCCGGCTTCGACGAACGCGCCCCACAGATCGTCGATGACCGTCAGACGGCAGCCGACATTCGCGCCTTGGCTGATGATGTTGCGGCTGGCGAAGACCTAGCGATCCCGATGGCCGATGGCACGACGTTCTCAACCCGGCAGGTGCTCGATGACCTGGACCAGGACGAGGCCTTGGAGACGATCATCGATCTTTGCACAATGAAGGGGGCGGCCTGATGGCGAACATCCATGATTGCTTGGCGCGCGCCGTTGAAGCAGGCGAATTGAACAAGGAACACGCCGAGGCTGCGGCCTCGGAATTCGATCAGCTGGTGGCACGGTATGAACAGGCGATGCCACGCCACCAGGCTGAGGTGAGCGCGCGGGCCAATTTGAAAGAGGCAACTTCAAAGGCCCGCCGCTCACGCAGACATATGGTTTTGAACCAATTGCAGACACTGCAACGGATCAAGGCATTGCTGACCGAGGCGAGAGACCCCTCGAAAGCCATTCTCGACATGTTTGAAACCACGCCGAACAGCGCCTTCAAAGGCGAGAACGTGCGCTTCATCCAGGAGGCCATTCAAGCCCGGATGCGCCACGACATGCAGGAGTTCCTGGAAAAGGCTGGCGTTGGGGTAACCGGCCGCAGCAAAGACCCTGCTCTGATGCGGGATGTGATGCGCGAGCTGCATGATCAATCGACCGAGAGTGCCAATGCCAAGGAATTTGCTGACGCGATCAGGAAAGTAAAAGCTTGGCTGCGTCAGACCTTCAATGCCCATGGCGGCGACATCGGCGAGATCGCTGACCACGGTGCACGCCACAGCCACGATGCCCGCAAGATTGAAGACGCCGGGTTCAAGACCTGGAAAGATGCAATATACGACAGTCTCGATTGGAGCAGGATCACCGATCTCTCGACAGGTAAACCTTTTGCCGTGGCCAAAGGCGCCCGCCCTTACCGTGCCGAGGCCGAAGCCTTCCTGCAGCAGGTATATGACAACATCACCAGCAACGGCTGGAAGGATCGCGAACCGTCCATGAGCTTTGGCGGCAAGGCGCTTTACAACAAGAACGCCGAGCCCCGCCTGCTGCATTTCACCGACGGCGATGCCTGGATGGATTACAACGCCGAGTTCGGCACCACGGATCCCTTCACCGCACTCGTTGGCGGGATGGACGCCTTGGCACGCGACATTTCACTGATGAAAGTCTTCGGGCCCAATCCAAACGCCGGCATGGAGTTTGCCATCCAGACGCTGCAAAAGCGCGTGAGCACCAGCGGCAATCCAAAGCTGAAACAGAAAGTCGATGAAAGCGCGAAGCGCGCGCGGGTTCTGATGAACCATGCCACTGGCGCCATCAACCAGGCTGAAAGCGAGTTCTGGGGCCGCGCCATGTCGACCGTGCGGCACATCAACGTGTCTACCAAGTTGGGCTCGGCCGTTGTCTCGGCCGTGAGCGACTTGGCCACGCTGACGGCAGGTTCTGTCGCCATGGGACGCAACCCTGCCAACATGTTAAGCAATGCTGTCTCAATGGTCTTTGCCAATGGCACGCGTAAGTCGGCGGCGCGGATGGGGTTCACCGCTGAGACGCTGCTGTCGATGATGTCGAGCTCCGCCCGTCTGACCAATGACGAGGTGGCCAACGATTGGGCTTCGCGGCTCTCGGGTTTCACCATCAGAGCGTCCGGCCTCAGCCGCTGGACGGATGGCATGCGCCTCGCGGTACAGATGGAAAACGCGGGCCACCTTGCCGACAATGTCGGGCGCGGCTTTGATGATCTGGACGTGATGATCCGCAAGCAGCTTGAGCGTCACGGCATCACGGCCAGAGATTGGCAGCACCTGTCCGACCCTGCTGCCCTCTTTGATGAGGGCAAGGGCGATTTCCTCACGCCATTCTGGTGGCTGGAGCATCAAACCACCCTGCCCCGCGGTGAAGCTGAAGGACTGGCGCTGCGGCTTCAGGCATCGATCCAAGACCAGGTGGAATTGTTCGTCCCATCGAAGCGGATGCGGGCGACGGCCGCCTTTATCAACGACAGCCGCCCAGGGACACTTGGCGGTGAATTCTTGCGCTCCACCATCGGCTTCAAAAACTACGCGCTGTCCCTGAGCATGGGACAAATCCATCTCTTCAACGCGCTGCCCACACCTCAGACCAAGGCAGCTTATCTTGTGACCATGGCGGCATCGACATTGATCATGGGCGCATTGGCCATCCAGTTGAAGGAAATGGTCAAGGGTCGTGATCCTCAACCGATGGACACACCGAAGTTCTGGTTCGCGGCCCAGATGCAAGGTGGCGGCTTGGGGATCTTCGGCGATTTTGTATTCGCAGAGAAAAACCGTTTCGGTGGAGGATTGGCGCAAACAGCAGCTGGTCCTGTTGTTGGCTTAATCGGTGACGCGGCGCGCATTCCTGCTTCAAACTTCAACCTCGCTGTCGAAGGCAAGGACACCAAGTTCGGCCGGGATGTGGCAAACTTCCTGCGCTACAACACGCCCGTGGCATCAAGCCTCTGGCCCAGCCGTGTGGCTTTCGACCGTCTGGTCTTCGACCAAATCCAAATGATGCTGGATCCGGAAGCGGAGGCGCAGATGCGCCGCGCCGAGCAGAACCAGATAAAGAACCGTGGCAACGCCTCTTGGTGGGCCCGCGGAACACCCGCCCCTTCTCGCGCCCCTGACCTCTCCAACGCCATAGGTGGCCAATGACGCGCGAAGCTTTTTCCCCCAGCCCCAGCTATCCGATCGATGGTGTTGGTCCATATCAAATCACCCATCCTTACAAGGAAGGTACGCTGGTTGTCGCGGCGGTTCTTGATGGAAGCCGGGTCGAGCTACTTGAGAGCGAATACACCGTCTCGCCAACAGAGAGCCTATCTACTGGTGAAATTGCACTGACCATCCAAGCGGCGGCAGATTATGATACTGGGACGCTCTATATCCGTAGGGCGACTGATGTGGAGCAAGGTTGGCTCGGCCAGTCAGCACGCGAAAAAGGGCTTGAAGCCCAATTGGATTGGCTTGCTGAGGCAGTTCAGGATCTGACTTCGGCCGGCAAACGAACGGTACGTCTCGACGGGGAAACTTCACCGGTCACACCAAAAGATGGACATGTGATCGTCTGGGAAGAAGGGAACTTTCGCCCTGGACCCAGCGAAACAGATATCAGAGATGCGCAGCCAAACGCTGCTATTGCGCAGGCGAACGCTGTTATTGCGCAGGAAGCGGTGGAGGATATCGCGAATAGCTTTAAAGAGCGCGCCCCTCGCCTTTCCGACTACGGGGATGGCACGTTCTCCCAAGTCAACCTAGATGCAATGTCTGCTGATGTGGGCTATATCCGCATCGGAGAGGGTATGTTGGTGTCCGCTGACGCTACGGTAAATGACCCTATCCACTACGACCCCGGCGCTTATATTTCCGTAAATGACGGTGTGACAGTGACCATTGAGGCCGCTGTAGAAAGCCCGCGCCAGTACATATTTCGCCGCACTGGCACGACCGGATTAGTTAAGTTCCAGCATGACGGAAGCGAGGGCGAGGAAAGCCGCAGGGCGCACGTTTCATGGTTCGGCGCGTTTCCATTGGGCGACGCCACGATTGACCAAGCCGTGTTTTTGCAGCGGGCTGCGGACGCTATGGGGTCCAGCCGTGAAGGTGAAATCCTGTTCGACACTGGCACCTACTATGTCCGGTCTAAGGTCACATGGTCCCGAGCGAATACAGTTCGCGGCACTGGCGACCGTATGACAAACATCTGGGCGAAGGGCGCGATTGCGACGTCTGGCGATGTGTGGGACACGGCAGACGCAGGCTGTGTATTCCGCGACTTCCAATTCAACTCTGACAGTGTGCGGACCAGCGGCGCGTATCTTCGTTTGTTGGATGACCGCTGCGAAGCATACGACATTTACCACGACAAAGCACATCAGGGTGTTGTGTTGGAAGGCAATGAGTGCAAAGCGTACCGCACTAAGGCACTGACGCAAAACACGGCGTCCGGGTCTTGTTCTGTGGCCGTGCAGGCAAGCCGCTGCGTGGTGGATGGTGTTGACTTCACCAGCTTCACCACAGCTTTCCCAGAAAGCATCGTGCGGGTAAACGCTCAGGCGGGCAGCATTGAAACCCTTACCGTCCGAAACGTCACAGGCGATGGGGAAACTCAGGGCGTTTTGATTGAAGTAGGCGATGGACTGTTTGCTAAAAACATCATCATTGACGGTGTGGCGGTAGAGCGGGCTGTTGCGCAGATCAAGGTTGAGCTTACTGGCTCCGGCACATTGGATATTTATACGTTCGCTGGCATGGCGGCTTCGGATGGCGTGAACGGCCTGAACATGGAATTGTCCGGGACAGGCGATGCAACGAGCGGGACAGTCACCAGCCTGACCGGGGAGGGTCTATCATCTTCCCTGCTTCGGGTATTCAACACGTCAACGGGCATCTTGAACGGGTTTACCTTTAGCGCAGTCTCCGGTCAGGGCACGCCGGACGGTTTGTATATCGCAGGCACAGGATCGGTGCATAAGAATGTTTCGGGTTCTGCGGTGGTTCTACTAGGTTCTACAGGAGACGGCGTAGAGCTTAATATTGACGGTGGTGAGATCACTGGCTTGATTACTGATGCGGCGGTAAACGGCGTTAAGTTCTTGGCAGGCTGTGCCAACTTGAAGGTTTCGGGTCAATACACAGGGGCTGGCGTTCCTGTTGATAATGAGGCCACGTCAGGCACTGTTACAGCAAGCATGAGTGGCGACATTGCGGCAAAGGGTTTCGCCACCCCGCAAGACTTTGGTGTCGTGGCAGGCACGGAGGCGCAGGCTATTGCTGGTGCGTTGGTCGACCAAACGGCACGGCTGAAAGCATGGATGAACTCGCCGCACCCGCATCTGCACGTTCCTGCGGGTTGGTATCGTATTTCCGAAAGCCTCTACAACAAGCTGGACGGTCGCATAATCACGGGCGATGGCGGTGGCTATGTCAGTAACCGCGAGCACGGATATAATGGCTTGGTCGGCGCTAAGTCTGTTTTCGTCGTTGATAAAGACGACACCATCCCAGCTATTCGCAGGACCCGACGAGAAGCCCCCGAAACGGCTCTTGATCCAGACGATGCACCTATCTCCTGCATGTTGGATAACCAAGGCGACGGCGCGCACTTTAAGGGCTTCGCGCTGATTGCTGATTGCGACTTCACGGATATGAGCCAGTTCAACTTTGGTGCTCACGTCGATGTCGGCTTCTTCAATGGGTGTCGTACCGCTGTGCGCGCTGAGCTTTCCTATTCCGGGTACTTCCGCAAAGCAGCAGAACTTTGGGATTACACGGGATCTCCGACTGTCGGACGTATGACCGGTCCCGATGGCCTGCCATACCCGGAATATAAAGTCAGCGGTGGCGACCAGTGCTTCACAAACCCACAAATTTATAGCGCGCACGGTGGCGTAAGTATCCTTGGGGCCAAGTGGGGTACAGGAACATATTACGACTATGTGACAGACACCACCTATGGCGCGTGGGGTGGGCGTGGTGGATCGGGCCACTCTGACTTCACTTTTGGGGAGCAGTGGGTAATCTATACAGATCATCACAGCGGTTTCCGTGTTTACGATCCTACCATGGATGTTGCCACAGAAGATACGGATGCAATTTCTGCTGCTATCAAAATTGATAGTCGGCGCGGCAGTGGCACTCAAGGTCGCGGTCGTCGGGTCTATATTGGTAACGGTCGCATTCGCACACGCGAAGCGGCCCGCATTTGGCTAGACCGCGTGGCGGAAGTCACGATGAAAAATATCCACACGGAGCCTATGGGCGGCGTATCCAAAGATACCAGCGGCGCGGTTATCGACATCACAGACTACACGAACCACAGCTACGGCCCGCTTGCTCTGCGCCCTACATCTGGCACCCGCGATGGCGCGATTGATATTCTCGCGTTTGACTTCCAAGGGACGGGCGTCTACGCGCGGTTTACAGTCGAGGGCGTCCCGACATTCTCCTATGCGGACACCTTTGGTGACAGACAGACTGGCACATGGATGCCATCATTCCTGTTCCTCGACGTTGTAACTGTAACATCGGCTACTGGTACGTTCCGCCGCGTGGGTGACTTGCTGTTTTGTGACTTCACGATTGAGTATACCGGCGCGAACACAGCCGACCCCTCCACCGTCGCTATTGGAGGGCAACCTTATCCACGAGCACTTGGCAGTCCGTTAATGGGTTCGCTAGATATGACCGTAACCACTGGGCTGGATTTTTCAGCCGCTACCGGCCTAGAGTTGATTGGCCCCGCAATCGTAACAGCGGGGGATGCGCAATCCGAAAAAATGGAGGTGTATCGTCAAAACGGTACTTCTCTGAAATACAACAGCGCAGGTGTTTTCCAAGCGGCAGGGAAAATTGCGGGATCGTTCTGGTATCGCACAGACCAGTCGCTGCTGTGATGGACTCTGACCCAAACATCTGGACGCTGACCATGAACGGGCTGGCTGTCGCCGCTGCTTGTGCCGCTGGCTGACGGGCTGGGACATGACCTCTCCAATAGAAGGGCCAGTTTATGGCGAATGAACCTGACATCTGGACGATAGCGGTCAACGTGCTGACCGTTGGCGCTGCGTGGGTCATGGGCGAGGGTGGGCGCATAGCGGTTGCCGGAGGCGCGGGTGGTCTATCGCGCTGGCTATCCTCTGAGCGGCGCCGCCTGCTCGATGGTCTCTTTGCGGTGGCCGGTGGTCTGGTATCTGGCACCTACCTCTGGCCGCTGGTTCTCAAAATCATCGGGGTGCCGTTCGGCGGCCTAACCGAAGCTCCGAATAATGTTGCGATGTCTGCGTTTGTTGCCGGCGCATTGGGCATGTCTTTCGTCAAAATCATCACCGCAATGGTCGAGGCCAAAGTGGCCGGTCAGGCGAAGGGGAAAAGCGATGAATAGCGTTGTGGTGAAGGCCGGTGTCGCTCAGGCAAAGCGAGAAGGATTGTGGGTCGGGAAAATTCTCATCTGGGTTTTCGTGCTCGGTGCCTTTGTCGTTGGTCCGTTTGAGCGCGAGTATGACAAGCGGCTGCGTGAGCGTCCTTTCGTGAGCGCGTTTGTTGGGATCGTGCCTGTCCCGGATGGCAAGCCGCAAGTGCAATATCTGGCGAGCGCTCCGGTCCATGTGGAGGGCCGCTGGTCGGCTTGGGTATCGGTCGATGGGCGGCGCGGATGCGGCGGGGGCGGGCAGGCAGGTTACGGGCCGCCTCCGAATAAGCAGAAGGTTTGGGAGTGGGCCGATTGGCTAGGCAATGATTGCCCCATCCCGGATCAGCCGTTCAGCCTCTGCGTCCGCTACGCCGTCAAGACCAATACCGGGGTGGGTGATATATCCGGCCCCTTCTGCTCTGAAACCTATGGCCCGAGGGGGCGTATCAAATGATCTACCAAGGCTCGGCCCGTTATCCAGTCCATGAAGCGATCCTGCACACCTCGGCCACGCCGGGGGATTGGTGGAAGGGGAAGACGGGTGAGGATGTTCTGCAAGCCTTCTGGCAGTGGCATGTCAAGGATAACGGCTGGCGCAAGGTCGGCTATCACCGAGTTGTCATGCCCGATGGCGAGGTGCTGCACGATCAGCGCTATCTCCGCTCCATCTTGGACATCGGCGCCCACGTTCGCGAGCGCAACCGCGGCACCATCGGCATCTGCATGGTGCCTGTCCACACGATCGAGCGCATGGGCCGGTTCGAGGACTTTTACACCTCGGCGCAGCGTGATGCCGTTCGGTCGTATCTGGACGATTTGGGTGAGCTCACCGATCTGAAATGGGTGACAGGCCATAACGATTATACAAACGCAAAAATTTGCCCTGGCTTCAAGGTCGACGCGGTGGATTGGCTGTGAGGATCGGCACCATGGCTCTCATCGCCGCGCTGGTGGCCTGTCTGGGGCTTGCTGGAGCCCTGTGGTGGCAATCCTCCGACATGGACCGCCTTGAGGCTGACAACGCGCGCCTTGATCGCAATGCCAACGTCATGGCCGGGCAGATCGACCAAGCCCGTCAGTCTGCCGCCGTAGCCGCCGCCCATGCCCAGCGTGAGCGCGACCTGAACGCAAAATCCTCGGCCATCATAGAGGCGATCCGAAACCTTCAACTTGGGGAGTGTGCCGATGCGCCGCTTGATCCTGATCTTGCCGATCTTCTTGGCCGCAGGGATGTGCCAGCCGAAGATTGAATACGTCCCGGTAAAGCCGGAAGTGCCTGCCGATCTGCTGCGTCCTGTTGCGATTTCTGACCGGCGTGCCGAAACGTACCGCGACCTCGCCATCCTCGCCACTGAGCACCTGAACAGCGCTGAAACCGCCAACGCCAAGATCGAGGCGATGGCGGTGATCCTCGGGCACCAATAAGCCGGATTGTGAATTGTGAAGCCCCCAACATCATGTTGGGGGCTTTGTTATTTAAACGGTATTTCGAAGATTTAGGTTCTAGCGCGCGTCGCTCTAGACCCAATGCAAAATGCCCCAGTAAATCGGCCAGATTTGTGCCAGGAAAAAGTTTATGGGTATCACGATAACCCAATTCCACGCGGTATAATTGTAGTCATTGAAAAAAGTTAGGTAAATGAACGTGGCAACATCGCCGAAGATGTACACCCAAATGAAAAGTCGTTCCAAATTGAAGTCCCCGTCGATTGAAGAGTGGCACACACTTACTGTCTATGCACTGAGCAACCCTTATTCTCCATGCATTGAACCCCCACACGTTCGCGCAACCCGGCATTGGCGTCAACATTGTAAGAGATAGGCTGCCCGCCGTACTTGGCCTCAGAACAGGGCCCTTCAGCTGGACCGCGCCAGAAGTGTACCGTCAGACCGCGACCCGTATCGCTGACGAGATTGCACAATCAGGCAAAACGCCAGCGCCTGAAATCACTGCTTTGCCCAGCGAAAAGGCTAGGGCAAAGCCGCCCCTCACGTTCGGACGTTTCTCTAAACCATTGATATCAAACGAACCGCCGAACGTCCCAAATTTTCCTAACCCTTTGAAATCACACAATAGCATGGCAATTTGTAATCAGTAGGTCCGCGGTTCGAGTCCGTGTGGGGGCACCATACAATCAAATTAAATTGCTACTTATCAATGGCTTGCTGGATAGCTTTTCAAGTCGGCTCCCTTATCGGTCCCCTTTTGAAAAATTGGCAACCCGCCCTTTCCACCACGGTGAGTGTCCAAAAGCGCCCCAATTTGCCCCACGTTGAAGCCTTCCTACTATGCAGCCTTCCATTCACTCTACTTTAGCGCTGCGCGGCGATATGAGAGTCCAAGGTTAAAATCTCTCCCCAAAGCCCCCCCTCGCGTTCAACGAGGGGTGCAGCGAGAAATGCACATCTCTGCCAGCAGCGGGTCGCACATGATGGGTCGGGAAGCATGCGTAATCGGGCTAACCCTGCTCTGAGGTCGAGCTCCCAATGGGATTACAGCGATGCAGTGAGAAAGGGAGACAGAGAATGGAGTACTTCGTTGGCTTGGATGTGTCGTTTCGGTCTAGAGCGCTTTGCGTTTACACACGAACTACATCCGCGATGTAGAATGTTCCCTGAAATGTTCCTCTCTGCCCTTGTCAATCTGCCGACTGGGCTTCGAACTCGGTAATCAGGAAGTCGACCGTCGCTTCATCGCGTAGCTTGCAGACGATGTTCTGGTTCGCAAACGCGCCTTTGAAGCGCTTGGCATGGCTCGGGTCTACGGTCTTGCGCCATTCAATGCCCACAGCGTGCTCAGCATCTTCCGGCGCTGCTCCTGGCCGCTTCATACGTGGCTCGGCAAGGGGCTGATCAAAGAGCAGACCCTCCAGGGTCATGAACTCGGCGGCAGGCACTACCTCGCGCGTCACAACGCCATAGCCGATATACCCGTTGCCCTTGTCATAGACGAAGACCTCATCGCCCACGCTGAGCTGTTGCAGGCGCTTGGAATAGAACTCACCCCCTCCCGCGCAGATAAAGCCATAGCGCTTCATGTCTTCCCAAGAACGATGTTCGCCCAGCCCTGCATTGACGAAATAGTAGCCAGACCACGGGGCGCGGACCTTGCGCTCTGAACGTTCTTCCACTTCGTCCTGATCAAGCAGGAAGTCAGTCGTCAGCCATTCCCGTCCATCGGCTTCGAAGACGTTGAAGAAGGCCGTGTTGATCGCCAGCCCGTGTTCCTCGGAGAGATATTCGACGATCCGCCGAGAAGCTGCATCCAGCTCGCTGGCGACGATCAGCATAGAATGCGTCGCATTCAGCCGCTCGGGGATGGCCTGATCAAAACGCTCTCGAAAAGCAGTCACAAGACGCGCACCTAAATACTTCTCGGCGCGCTCATAAACCTCTGGAGTGGAAAGGGTACGCACCCATGACGCATAGTCCAGCACTTGGGCCACGATTTCACGCGGGGTGCGGTCTTTTTTCAACTCGATGATGATTAGCCCGCCCGTGGCATCCATCGCCAGAAGGTCGATGAATTTGCCGTGGTCGGTGGGCACCTGTCGCCCGATAATCATCGCGTCGAGGCCCAAGAGGCTCGGGTCGGCCTCCACCCAGTCTTCGATCAGCTTTTCATTGCTGAGCGCCCGACGCGCAGCGGGGCGCAGCTTTCCGTCTGATATGGCATAGAGCGAAGTCATGCGGCTTCCTCCTCCTCGTCATCTGGGTATGCTTCGACCC